GCACGAAGAGGCTATAATAAAGTATACTAAAACTGATTGTATAAAAGAACGAACAGAATTATACGTCGATTATATTGAACCAGCTTTTAATGAAATGGTAGATAAGATAGTTTTTACTTATAAGTTTACAAACCTTCCTAACATAGATAGTTTGCGCGATGAATGTAAAATATGGCTAATGACCATATTAGAAAAGTATGATCCAAGTAGAGGCTCAAAAGCCTTTTCTTATTTTAGTGTTATAACAAAAAATTGGTTTATCCATAAAGTTAAGCGACAACAAAAAAGGAACGCAAGAGAAGTCGATTATGCCAACATACCGAAGGCATATGAAGAGAAGTATCTATCCACCAATGAATCATATCTTACCGAACGAGAGCACGACGAATTTTGGCAATCTTTTTATATAGAGATTCAATCTTGGGACTCTTCTCAAATGAAAGATAATGATCTGAGAGTGTATCAAGCCATTATAATACTTTTTGAGTCAAAAGAAGACATAGAGATTTTTAATAAGAAAGCTATTTATTTATACCTTCGAGAGATTACTGGACTCAACACAAAACAAATTGTTAATTCGCTTAAGAAGTTTCGCAAGAGATATTATTATTTCAAGCAGGATTGGGAAGACGGCACGATATGAGTAAAAAAGATTTAGAAAATCTAATTGACGAGGCGTTAGATAACATTCGTGACGATAGAAAAGTTGCGAGAGAGTTTCTAAATGAAATCGCCAACCAAATCGCAAAAGATTCAGAACAGAACAAGTATTTGAGCCCCGTGGCCGCTAAACATATTGAGACGATGCAGCGCTCTAATGAACAATTAGTCAAGTTAATTGGGTTGCGACAGAAGGGGCAAACACAACAAGTTGGACTTACAGAAGAAGATAAAAATGATTTATTTGATTTAATTCAGGGGGATGCCTAAATGGCTAAGGTTGATTGGACAGCGCTTACCGATTGGAGACAAGCGCTCAACTGGAGAAGTAAAGTTAAATCGGATGAGGATGTTTATCAAAAAAGTGATCAGTTTACCGCAAAAGTATTAATACCTCCTAAGCAGGCAACCCCTAAAGAATTAGCCGGCGCCTTGGGGATTGTTATTGGAGACGCGTTATCAGAAGATATATGGAAATTTAAGGGAAGAATCGTGGGCGCCAACTCTCCTCATATTTTCCTGCCAGATCCGTGCGATGCTGCCCTCTCCATCAGGCCAGAAATACTTGCGAGACTAGTCGCTCTGCATACTACATTTTACGGTATCGGTATAAAAGATTTTGGTAAGGTTAAGGAGAACGATCTAGTACTAGTTGTCTTAAGACCAGGCAAGGGGCCAGGCACTCCTTTTGATTTACAAATTGGCCAGGGATTAAAAAAGATTAATACTCCAGGTGTTGTTGATTGGCTCAAGAAGCTTGGAGACGGTGAAGATAAATGTCTACCATTAACAGAATTAGATTGGAGTAGTGCCCAAAGCGCCGCCGCTTTTCGAGAGAACCGGCAGGTCTCTTCAGCATTTGTGAATCGTCCTGCCTCCGATTTATCTGGGCTATCGACCGCTGAGTTGGAAGTTATACAAGCCGAAGGAACAAGCAGATCTTTAGACGATTTACATCCTAACTTTAGGCCCGAGATTGATGCACTAATACGCATGCTAGCCGATGCCGGCTACACCGCGTCAATATCTGGCACATATCGCTCCGACGAATCACAAGTTGCAGCATATGAATTAGAACGTTCTGAAATTAAAGAAGGCGGAAGCCACAGTACAACACTAGATGGCGCGCCAGCTTCGATGGCTATTGATCTTATAAATGCAGAGGGCAACGGCTGGGCAAGTACACAATCATCTTTTGATTTTTTCGAAAAGATGGGAGAATTTGCTGGCCAGCTTGGATTAACTTGGGGTGGTAATTGGGACGCCGAAACTAAAACCATTGATGGAAAACAATATACTATTGGTTGGGATCCCGCCCATGTTGAGGATCCGTCGTATTGGGGATATACCAATACTTAAGGAATAATAAATGCCAAAGAAATTTTTTGATAGAGACAATCTTTTTAAGGATGCCGCGACGGGAAGGATTCAAAAAGAAAAGATTCCAGTCACTGCTGAGGACCGCATCGCCGCAGACAAGCCAGTAAACAGGGCTATAGGTGGCATAATGCACACCGTTACGCCTGAGCCCTCTGTGATTTATGACGCCGCCGACAACGAACAAGTAATATCTAACGGGAATTCCTACATTGTTTTGGGATCTGATCGTCCGGGAACAAAAGCTAGTGGATTCGGCGCTCAGGGTACTCCTTCTTCTACTATTGATCTTGTTGTGGGTCGCATGGCTTCTGCATATGCAGGCGAGGGCCCTCGGGATGGGATGCTGGTTAACAGTAACTTTGCTGCTGACTCCGCGAGGATTTATATTAGCCAGCTAACAGATCTTGATACAAACTTTGGAATTGCCACCGGAAAGCTTGGCAAAGAGAACCCTCGCTCCGGAATTGGCATAAAAGCAGATCATGTTAGGATTATTGGAAGAGAGGGCGTCAAGATTGTTAGTGGCGGAATGCAGGGTGTTCGTGGGTATGGCTCAAAGGGGGAGACCAATAGCCAAGGGGGGGAACTAGAATCTGCTTCCAAGATTGAATTAATTGCCGGCAATAATACTAGTAAGCGCGGCGTCTTCGGGGGCATTCTCAAGCCCAACGATGGAATTGAAAACTTACAGCCTGTGGTTAAGGGTGAGAATATGGAGAGGTGTTTAGAGGAATTATCGGAAATCATTACTGATATATTATCTAGCATGTTAAATTTATCTATAGCAACCATGCAGGGCCTCGGAGGAATCGGCTCAGTTATATATCCTTTATCGGCTATTACCGCTCCAGTCGTGACCATGATAGGAAATTTTGTTACTTCACCCGTTTATCAAACAAGAATTAAAAAGGTTAATTGGGAGTTTAATTATTTGGACGACAATTCACAGCGCTACATATGTAGTAAAAACGTGAGTGCTACGTAGTTTTTACAAGGTTTTATAATGGCAGATTCAAAATTTTTATCTTATCAAGATCAAACCGGCGATGGTTTAATCGATGTTTGTGGCGACGAGTTCGTAGCAGAAGAGTGCCTTGATTGTAGCGAATGTAAGCCAAATCTTTGTGCCATCGTCCCCAATTGGCGAAAGAGAAAGGTTTATGAGCCGTTCTTAAATGAAAAAATTTGTAAATATCAAACTACAAAGATCACGCCATACACTACAACTCGCGCCCCACCGAATGCCACGGACAAAGAAGCGTCGGCCGCCCTGAAGAAAATATATGATGAATATGTGGACGGAGCGCTCAAAATACTTCTCGATATTTACAACAAAGATAATTCAGACGAGTCCATAGAGATTGCGAAGGCGTCAGTAGAGTATACGGATTTTCATCTGGATCCTCGACCCAAATCTAGATTAAAATTACTATATTCGTTGCCCTATCATGTTTTGCATGGATTGCCGGATCGTGATAGTGAAGAAGATGCAGAGAGCGAAGAAGATGACATTGAGGTGACCTATGAGTCATCGGAAATGGAATCTAAATTGCTCCTCATCAGAAAGGGGCTCCATTTATATTCTAGACATTTAAAAGTTTATAGGGCTATTGAGAATTCTAATATCCTTTTTAAAGAAGATGATAATGTTTTCGATCTGAACGATTATGGAGACTATGGGCTATTTCGAGGCTCGATCATGGCACGGGTGTTGCCGGAATTAGATGATTTTTTGCATCAAAAGGGATATAATATTCCGAATGCAGGCAAATTTGGACCCTTTAAAGAGCGAGTTAGCAAGATAACTTTTACTTTTGATCCAGAGTACCAGATCAAAAAATTGATGGTTTATTCTACTGCATGCCCCAATGATCCGGATATTTTTGTTGAGGGGCTGAATGGTTTAAAAAATAAGTCTGCCTGGAAGGATCCCACCGCCATGGCTTATTTTGCAAGTTTGGCGGATATGGAAACCGATTTGGATACTCAGGTTCCATTAGAGTGGGTCGAGTTTATCGAAAAATACACATATCCAGAAGTTTATTCGGTCACCGACTACGGCTATAATGATGAAGCCGGCGGCTGTATTGGAGAGGCTCTTAAAAATGAACGAAAGCAATTGGGGCAGGATATTCTCGATGAAGTGTTTAGTTTGGGAGATGCAATTGCGTACAAGTTCCATCAGATTAATTTATGTGAAAATGATGTAGAAGAACTTCAAAATACTAGAATGAAGATGGGCTTGGGTTCGGGGATTATATACAATCCGGACGCAGAAAATACCATTATGGGTATGGCCAAGATGCAGGCATACCAGACACTAAAAGAAGAAAATCCCTTAGCCGCATGGCTTTGCGGTGGTCTAATGACTGGCATTGGGGGCAATAGTGGGGGTTTCGATTTCGGTGAGATTCGTCTGGTCCTTGATAGGGCTAAGATTTGTGGAATTTTGGATCTCATGCTTACATCCATTGAGTGTCTGTTTGCGGGACTTTCTTTGGAAGATGCCTTATCGGCTATCATAGTGAGCGCCCTAAATGCAATGTCAATTGAGAATTTTGGCAAGTTGTTTGTGGGGTTGCCCCCGGAAGAACAGGCAGCACTAGACGCCATGGTACAAGAGAGGCTTGACAGCGGCGAACTTTTGGGGACTGGCGATGCATCGGAAACTACAGGCACTTCGATAATGGCAGCAGCGTCCGGTGGATACGGAGAAGATATAGAGACCCTCGGCGCCGTGTCCTTAACCGCCTACAAACCATGGGAAGATGAAGATATAATAGAAGCCGAAAAGCAAAATATGGTGGAAGATTCATACACCAGCATGACCCCTTCTCAAACAGAGTCGGAATCACAAACTACTGTTCGAACTTTAGCACCATCTCTTGATGAATCTGGCGACGAAGATACGCCTGAGAGTGCTACCATTATGGAGCTTTATATTGCTGCGTTAATAGAATATTATACTGAAGTGGGACTTCTTGAATTGGCAGATTTGTTGAGCAAGTTCCCTGGCGCAGAAGTTATTGCTCGAATTTTGGCCACTATTAATTTGTTCACCTGTCCCGTCCCTCCCGGACCCGGCTGGACTTTCAGTAGTTTGTTGACTGACTTGGGGGCAGGTTTGCCCAATCCGTGCCCCGGATGTTTTAATGGTAACGAATTGGTGTTTCCAAGATTTGGAGCTTTTCAAATACCAGCCTGGAAAGATATACTTAAATACCTTTTTAACTTAATAAAAAAATTGATTCGCGAGGCTTTGATCCGCATTTTGATGAAGCTGATAGCAAAGATATGTGAATTAATTGGTGATGCAATTTGTAATGCATTGGAGACGGTTGGAGATATTGCCGGCTCACTACCAGACTTGCTTACCGGAAAAGATAATTTAAAGAATCTTATCCGTGAATCAATTTGTGGTCCAGATGCCGACGATGAAGTATTAGATGATACGATTGCAGAAATGTTTGCCTTATTCGGTGCCGGCGGCGCAGCCATGGCAGATGAACAGCAGACACTATCATTTGCACAAGACATTTCTTCAGCAGTAACTCAGAAAGAACTAGCGGATGCGTTTTTGGGAAATCCCTCCCGCGGATTCCTTGAAATTGTTGACAGCCTGATTGAGCATGAATATGGAGATTTCCGCGCCGGTCTAAAGAATCAAACATCTATTGGCAGTATGTTTAAAAATATGGGCAACTTGATGCCGGTCGAATTTCGTGCTCAATTGGGAGAGGTTGATATGGATGAAGAATTGCCGGCAAATCCGTCTTTGTGTGCCACACCCGAGCAGCTTGAACAATTTTGTGGTTTGAGATCCTCACTTCTTGCAGGAAGAGCCAGCAAAGATCAGATTGAAAAATTGTGTGACAATAGACAATCTTTAGATGACTTAGAAGACCTGAGCAGAATTATGCAAAGCATTCCAAATTATCTTGCATGCAATATGCCAGCATTACAATCCGATCCAGGTTGTGATAATGGTCTGTTGCCGTATGAGCCCGATGAAATAGCGTTGTCTACCACGATTGGATTAGGCAAAAACCTAGAAGCTCTCAAGTCTGCTTTTTCTATTGACATGCTTGGAAATGGTCCTGGTGAAAAAAGGTGGGGAATGATTAACATGATCTTATCCGATACCATGGGCAACCCACTCACGGCACATTATAGAAAAGCATATAATAACAGAAGATATGTTGATTTTTATGCGGACTCGGGCGCCGCGGACGCCGAAGCAATCTCTCTGGGCGACTACCCAAGAATTGAGGCACAACGTGGCGCCTTTCCGAAGAAAGTAGCGGAATGGCTGTCGGAGTACATAACCACAGAAGTGGAGCCAACTTTCGACTCTAACAACAATTACATAGGGGATCAGACATATAGAAAATCGTTTGATGATTTGGGGGGCAATTTTGGGCGCGTTAATCTTCTCTCTCTTCCCGATTTGGGATATAATGTTGAAATTGAAGTTGACTATGAAGCCGAAGAAGTATTATTTGTAAAAAAGGGACGTAAAGAGACGCCCGATGTAACTCTATATTTCGAAGATAATGCGAAAGGACTCAAATCCTTGGGGGAATCAGAATTTTCCTATGGTTTTGAGTTGAGAATGTATCTTGCGGATTTGGTAGAGAACGAAGAAGGAACAGTACAAAATCAAATCGGTGACACCGTGAGAATTCTTATCACCGACAAGCTCAATACCACGGCTGATACAAATGTGGCCGCACAGTCGTTAGTTCAAAATGAAGATACCAAGAAAAAGAAAAAAGATCCTGAAATAATTAAAGATAGAAGATATGAATTTTTGGCTATTGATAATGTTTTGGAAGAAATTGATGCCGAACTTGCGGATGAATACACAGACTTTCTGACGACATTCCAACAAAAGCAGGAGTATTTGCCACAGATTGTTTTACTTCAAGAAATTTTAAGCAATGCCGGATCATCTGTGACGGCGGCAAGCATTAAGTCATTTTATGACGGGTTTTTATCTTCGATGTTACAAACGGTTATGACGGATATAGCCAAAAACGAGGCGGGCTTTAATTATGGCGCCAAATACGACGGCTTAACTGAGGACGATATTCAATATGTTACATCTGATGGGGGTCTTTATAGTAAGTCCGATTATAGTAACGACGACATGATTCTTGGCAAGAGTTACAATCAGTACATTAATGAATTAAACGGTACTCCTGAAGATACCCGCGTATTTTATCTTGAGCCCATGACATATGGGGGGAACTATATGAACCCGCCTATCTATATTAAGCCACTCAAAAATGAGGGCTGGCTCGGGTTTGTAGATGTATTGTTTCCTGAATTGAGCCCCTGTAAGCCCCAATCAAGCAATTTGGTAGATTTTGGCGAGATCCAAGGAATGATTACCGAAACGTATCCCTCAATTCCAGAAGACGCAAGATTACAAGAAGATCCTGATTGTGCCGTTGAGTTGCCTTATAATAGAATTTTGGAGCGCTCTTCTACGGCTGCCATAGAAGGGTTGATTACTGCCGGCATAAGAATTTATGCTAGTACACATTTTATTAAGTCAATAGCAACGTTTACAAAATTCTCTCCCCGCTTCACAGAAGTATTTAGTTCTATGTATGCATATTATATTATTGAGCATATGGAAGAAAGCTTTAAGGATGCACAGCCCGATTTTGGAGAAAGATTTAGTCTTTTTAAGGACGAAGAGTTCTGGTATGCATTTTTAGAACAATCGGTTCAGCTATATGCACGACGCGTCGAGTCGGGAGACATAACTCCCCCCGAGAGCGCCCTTCAGGCAATGATTAGATTAAATGATGTGCAGGAAGAATATACGGTACCGAGCAAGGATGATCTTAGGGATGCCAAACAAAATGACGAGATTTCATTCATTAAGACACTTAAGAATTATCGCAGCGACAAAAATTTGGAAGCTGTTAAGGCAACCGAAGAAGATGCTAAAATAATTCTTAAAGAGTTGGTTATAGAGCAATTGAATTATATGGGAGAGAAGTTTACTGAAAACCTTAAGACTATAGGAATGACTCCCGACGTTTATGATCTAGATTATTATCTCCTTGAAAACTTTACACAAGGCAGTAGCCTGACTATTGATAAGGAAATAAAGCCGGAATATCCAGATTTGCCAACCGAGGGCGACAATCACTATACTGCCGGGAATGAACTGGTAGTCAAGGAAGACGCAGACGATACCGGATATCAAATGGGGGATGAGTATATAGGGTATTACCACGTTCAGCACGATGAAGATGATAACATAATGTTTATGGCAGGCGAAGTACACTCTGAGGAGCCACATGATCTTTTATACCCAATGGCTCATATGACCCAATTGGCTATTGGAGATGTAACAAATTACGGGACAGTTGCCGTTACAGCAGACGCCTCTCGGCCATTTGTGATTGAAAAATATACAAAAGTTAACGGGACCAAAATGAATCCCGCAACAGCAACAGCAGCAATCAAGTCAAATAATAATTCATTAAATATTTCTGATATATATCCCGGTAATTTAGAGTTGATGGAGGATGACCTTGGAAACGTTGTAGGATTGGAAGGCGAATTGGGTGCTCGACATGGCTTACAATTTTCAATAGTGATGGGTGGAACAAAGTATGAGATTACATCTGTGGAAGTGGACGCTATAGACGTTACTATTGGCAACTATGAGGCCGTCCCTGGTGGTAGTAAATTATTATTGTGCTTGATTAATCACCTCAAGGATGACGATAAATTTAAGTTAGTGGCACGATATATTTTCCCTCTCTCTAAGTTGACCGCTTTGGGCGCCATTTATAACGATTTGGCATTTTTGCCTTCCATTGGGGAAGTTACAGTAGCAAATAAAGAAACATTTGGTCTTAGTAGCAATCCAGACGATAAGCCCGGCGTATATGTAAAAACTGTTTCAGAGGGTGATGCGTTCACTTCAGAAATTGACGACGACCGCGGCGTTGAAGGGTGGGCTAGTGTGAAAGATCGTTCTCCCGGATTATTTGGGGGGCTGTTTGTGCGCGAATGGGATAATTGGGATCAAGTTTTGTTGCGAAAAACCAATCGTATGTTGAAAAAACAATTCAAACCAAATTATAATTCTAGAGATTTTAATATCGCGGATGATGGCAGTCGACCCGCACAAGACTTCTTGGAAGATCTAAAGAGTAAATTAAAGCCATCGCCCGGTCAAAGAGTACTTCCCAGGTGGCGCCGGCGCCGATTGCGACCAAATCCATTTAATATCAAGGGAGAATTGTGCGAAAAAGAAGATTGATGATAATTATAACAAGGTAATATAAAAAATGTCTTCTTTATCGGTTGCACTGCCGCTTACAATTAGTTCTATAGATGGGTTTACGATGATTAAGGATATCAAGCGTCTCGTGAGTCAAAATCTTAAAATGCTTTTGTTGACAGTCCCTGGCGAAAGAGTCATGGAGCCAGAATTTGGCGTCGGACTCAAACGATACTTGTTTCAAAATTTCACCCAAGCCACATATTCAGAAATTGAAACAAAAATAAAGAAACAAGTAACAACATACATGCCCATTGTTACAATAAATCGAATTGTTTTTAGTTCTTCTAACCAAGACATGAATCAATTGGGAATTTCTTTGGAATATTCAATACCAAATATTGGTGTAAAAGATTTATTAGAATTTACTATTTAAAATTGAGGACTTTTAAATGCCAGATGAACAAAAAAAGATAGTACCGATTGATTACACGCACAGGGAATATCAAAATATTCGCAAAGACCTTTTGCAGATAGCTGAAAGGCTTTACCCTGATACGTTTCAGGATTTTAGTGAGGCATCTTTTGGATCCTTGATGGTAGATGCGGTTGCGTATGTAGGCGATCAAATGTCGTTTTATTTGGATTACAATGTCAACGAAACGTTTCTAGACACTGCCTATCAATATAATAATGTTCTTAGACATGGGCGCATAATGGGGTATAGGGATACGGGTCGACCTTCAACCCATGGTCAGGCAGCACTTTTCATATTAGTCCCGGCTTCAAGTACCGGCATCGGGCCCGACACTGATTACATCCCGGTGCTTAAGCGAGGAAGTCGATTCTCGTCCAACACCGGTTTAAGTTTTGTGTTGACAGAAAATATAGATTTCGCAGATCCCAAGAATCCTGTTGTTTCGGCACGAATTGACCCTTCAACGGGCGCCCCCACTTATTACGCCGTCAAGGCATATGGAACTGTTGTTTCGGGTTTCTTTGCTGTAGAAAGGGTGACGGTTGGCGCTTATGAAAGATTTAAGAGAATTAAATTATCTAACTCCAATGTGTCAGAAGTCATATCGGTAATAGATTCTCAAGGAAAAGAATATTTTGAAGTTGGATTTTTATCACAAGATATGATCTACAAAGAGGTTACTAATAATAATTTTAAAAATGATAATGTGCCTTCCATTATTAAGCCTTATTTGGTTTCTAGAAAATTTGTTGTCG